AATGTCATTAGTATGAACATTGTCAAATGCTGGGTTCAATACAAACTTAACATTTGCCAAGAATGGAATTACATAAGAAGTGTAAGCAAATCCAAAATTCAAGTCCATACCTTTACCAGTGATTGCACCGATATCAGCAGCCTGAATTAATAGACCTGAAGATACTGCTTCTCTTTTGATAGCCTCATTTACCATACGCATACCACCCATACCAGTTTGTACAACTAGTGAGCGTTTTGGATCTGGACCTTGGAATTCAACCTTACCATTGAAGAAGTTGTAGATCTCTCCACGGAACAAATCAAGTGTAAAGTTATTTTTGTTGTATACTCTTTTGAAAGAGTTATCCAACTGTTTCCAAAGACCTACAGATAATCTGATATCATCTGGACCATCTTGACGTACTCTACCACCTTGTCCCCACATTAAGTAAGTTTCAATGTCAGTAGCAACTTTAGCCAAGTGAGCAGACTCTAATGTAGTCAAGAAAGTACGTGACAAATCACCATTGTCAAATGCTTTTTTAACTTTGTCTTTACCCATTACTTTAACCATATCCTCTAAAGATGTGATTGATGGATCAACGTTTTTGTCAAATGTTCTCCAGATCTCAGTTACAGGAACTGTACCATCTGCATTCATTCCACCTTTGATCATCAAGTCAGCACGGCTAGAGATAGAATAGTGAACATGAGCTTCAGCACCACCAACAAAGTTGTAGAATTCACGGAATCCTGCTCTTGTTTGGATGTCAGAAAATCTTTCACCATACTCTCCGCGGGCAGAACCTTTACGGAAAACTTTAGTACCATTAGCCAAGTACTTGTTGTCTAAGTATTTGTAGTTGTCATTATCAACTAATTGTACTGTATAGATGTATCCATCTCCAATAGGAAGGATATCTTCTGTAGGTACAACATACATCTCAGCTCCATTGTATTTGTCATATGTAATGATATCACCATGTCCAAATTCTCTGCGGCTAAGTTTTAGACGGAAAGTTGTTCCATCTACACCTTTAAAAGTGTTATCTGGTTCAATATCCTCAATGATGTAAGCTAAGTCTACAGACACTGGAGTCTGCCACTTATACTCACCACGAGCATTATCAACCATAATTACATTTTTACCACCAAAGCTAGACATTTGATAAAGAGGCATTTCTACCTTTTGAGCCATAGCCCAAAGGTCCACTGGACCTAGATCCATTGGTTCTGCATCCTTCAACATGTTAACCAAGTGGTAAGAGTCTACGTGTGAACTAGCATTGTAGTTGGTATCCCGTAGAAATATACCATTGTTTAAAACTGGAGTTGCCATTTTTATTTGTTATTTAAATTGTTACTAATTAAAATCTCTTGAACAAATTGTTTGGTCTTGAGATTGTTCTTTGTGGAGTTTTAGATGCAGATCTTCTGTTATCTTCTTCTCCTGTGTTTGTAGAAGAGCTAGAAATTTTTCTTGCTTCTTCTGTTTTTAATTGTCTTACTACTTTTTCAGTAGTTGCTTTACTGCCTTGTTCTTTTACTTTACTTCTGTATCCATCTGGATCTGAAAGTAACCAAAGAGCCTCAGCAATAAGGTCATGTCTTGGTTCTACAAACTGATACTTTTCTAGTAAGTGACCAAGTAAGTTTGTTTGTTTACCAGAAATTGAAGAGTAACTAGGTTGTACTAATCCTGAGTATAACAGGCCTTGCACTTTTTTATCAAGCTTTAATCCTCCTAACTCACCTGCTGCAAGTGTATTATACACATTGTCTTGGTAGTCTTTAGCTTGTTCTGCTTGTTGTTGTTTCTTGTATTCTTGTTCTGCAAGTTTTCTAGCAACAACTTCTTCATGCATTCTGTCTAACTTAGGTTTAAACTGTTTAGCTTTTTGTCCTAACTTATCAATGTCTCTCCAATCATTAATCTCATCTTCAATCTCTTCAGGTGTACCAAAGTTTGTAGCATATAGATATTGTCTTGCAATTTCTTCTTGATGGTGATCATTTTCAGGATCTAATTCAAATACTTCTTCTACTTGAGCTAGAGTTCTAAAAAGTCCTTTAAGATCTTGTCCACCATCAGCTACATATTTAGCTGCAATCTGAAGCTCTTCTGGAAGTGATGCAAAGAATTCTTTTGGAGTATCTTCTCTTACTTTATCTTCTCTTTCTTGGAAGTTTGCTTCAAACAACTCTCTGAAATCTTTAGTAGTATATTCTTCTAATGGTTTATCATCATCAAAAGGAATAAGTGTACCTTCTTCAATCATCTTAGTTGCTAACTCAGCAAGACCTGATTTATCAACCTTTGGTCTTCCTTTGTTTCCAGCATCTTCTTCTTGAGCAATTAAGCCATCAAGCTCATTGATAGTTTCTTCAACTTCTGCTTTCTTTTCCTTAGCTTCCTGTCTTTCTTCAGGAGTAGCCTTGGGGTTGTCAAGGAACGTAGTGTCTACTTCTTCTTTAGAAAATAGACTTTTTGGTTTATCTTCTTCTTTACCATCTGAAGGTAGCATAATGCTATCTGCTCCGGGTGATCCAAAGATCTCATCAATGTTTACTTCTACTTGCTCTACCTTTGTAGTATCAAGTAGCTGGGTTTCCCCAGTTGGGTTGTTGGTTGTTTCCATTACTTGTTGGTTTTTATTTATACTTTAATATACAAAATAAACTTGAGAAATTTATAAGTAGTGCTAAACAAATTTGACATTATATAGCTAAGGCTATTTTTTCTCTCCTTTATCTTTAGATTTCACATCAAACTTATTCTTGTTTTCCTGTGCAATCTGTAGTTGTTTATTAGCTATTTCCTTCTGTGCAGCTATCTTTTCTCTTTCAATTTGGTTCTTCTGACTATCATTATTCATCCGGTTAACCTCCTTTTCTCTTTGGAGATTAGTTTGATCTTGATACTGTTCTGACTCTCTGATTTCTTTTATAGCATCAACATAATCTGATTCTTGGTTTTTATTTACATCTACCATAGAACCATAACCTGCTGCTCTGATTTCAGCAACCAATATATCTCTTTGTCTATTTTTCTCTTCTCTTGCAGCAGCAGCATCAAGTTCCATTTGTTTTTGTTCTTTCTGTGCAGCAAGTTGTTGTTCTTGCATTTGTTGCTGATTTTGCATTTCTGCATCTTTCTGAGCTTTTTGTTTTTCTTCAGAGTCTTTAAGTACTGTATTAAGTTCTGCAACTGAATCAGATTGAACAATCTTACCAAGATCATAGATACTTGCTCCGGTAGTGTTATTCTGCATTGCCATTTGTTTTAACTGTTCTAGAACAGCTCTATGGTTTGCAGTTGTACTTGCAAAAATATTAAGATCTCTCATTAATAATTCAGTACCGTTTATTTCAAAGTTAACTTTTTCATCAGCTGTTGTCATATATGTTAACCTAGCAGATGGTTTAGTAGAATGATAATACTGTGCTAAGTCAGTTCTCATCTGATGAACTCTAGGCATTAGATAGTCACAGTGCTGAATAAAGAACATTTCTGTTTGGGCATAAGATGCTGCAGCAGCTTGCTCTACTCCGGTAGCTGTCATTTGAGATAACTGTTGTCCCATCCTTTGTGGATTAACACCAATTACTTCATATGCCTGTTGTTTAAAGTGATTAGCTAACTGAATCCTAGACATTAATCTCTCTGTCTGAGATAGATCAAGTTTTTGGAAATGCTGGAAGTTTAATGCATTCTCTGTATTTGTTATAGATGTATCTAGAGGAAGCATCTGGAAATTCTTCATGGCAACATATGCTTTTGCCAAGTTTCCTTTACCCCAATCTTCTCCTAGTGAATGTCGTGGAAGAGTATTCTGATCTAACATAATGATAGTACCAAGCTCATCAACTAAGATGTCTGCAATCTGATTGTTAACTATATTATAACCAATCTGATATGGCTTCATTAAGTCAAGTAATGCAGTTGACTTGGTATTTCTATCTGAGAACACAGCACCTTCCACTGGTAACTTACAGCCGTATAAGCTATTATCTCCTTTAAATTGAAACTTTAATGGTCCTACGTGGTTCTTTTCTATACCTATGTATATAGGTGAGAAACCTCCCGGATTGTTCATACCCCAGAATGATGGAATATTAGGTCCAATTTTTACACCACCCCATACTTCATTAATCCATATCCAATCAATATGCTCTCCATATAATAAATTATCTTGAGTTTTATTTTTAAATAATCTAGTATCATAGATAGCTTTATCTGTTATTTTATAGTCTTCAGTTACTATATCTGTAATAACTTCTCCTATCTCATTAATCTTAGTTAAGTGTCCAACCTTTCTTTGAGATTTCCAGTAGCCGGTTGTACATCTTACTAAGTATGCAGTACCTTGGTCAAAGTAATCTTCTCCCTCAGCTAATATCTGATTTATAATATCTCCACCATCATATACAGTTCCCGCCATCATTGTTGTATACTGTCTGTATGCTAGTGATGGCATGTTTACGTTCCAGTCATGATTCTTAGTAGCATCATAGTATGTACCATCATTTTGATAACCTCCTGTAATGTATCCTCCGGATCTGATTGGATATACAGCTTCTAATGCTTCTAACTGTTCTTCTGTCATTATATAACCATAACGGTCAATAACATCAGCTACAGTATACATATCAACTTTACCAGCCCAGTTACCTTGAGAAATATATCTAGCATCTGGTGACTTATGATAGAATGTTAATGGTGGATTCCACAACTCTACCTCATAGTCATCTTCCATCATACGGAAATGCCAGAACTCTCTATCTGTAATCAGCATGTCCCGGAATCCTCTTTCTTCTAGTTCATCTATCTTAAATCTTTCTACATCTACATGATGTTGATGAGAAGCCCATTGCTCTATCATTCCCCTATAGTCTTTCTTAAAGAACATTTCTATTTCTGGTAGAGACTTAAGAGTATTTGGTTGTAGTTGTTGATTTGCTTCTTGTGAATTAGGATCAAGACCTTGTTCCATTAATGCAGCCATTATCTTTGACTGAGCATCTGCCATTAATGTATCCTCTACCATTTTTCTTTTCTGCTCCATCATTTCATTATAGGAGAACTCATCAATAGCACGGTAGGTTAGTTTAGTAGTCCTTTTTGCAAATTCAGCTACTAGAACATTAATAACATTTGGAATGATTGGATAAAATTTTAGTTCAAGTGCAGAGGCATCTTCTTTAGTTAGTATTTCTACAATATCTCTGTACTCATTATCCTCTTCAATTATATAGTCTGATTTATCTATAATACCTTTAGCTAACTTATAGTTCTTCATCAACCTGCGGGCATTTCTCCGGATTTGTTTTAATCCATTCCATTCTAACCAGTCAAGGTTCCAAGCTGCCCATTCTTCATCTTTATCTTTATTAGATAAAAACTGCAAAGGTTGTGTTATACTACCTAATCTATTGTGTTTAGCTTTTTTACCTTTCTTTAAGTCTAATGCGTTAAATATTTGCATAACTATTATTTAATGTTTTTAAATGGAGATCTTTTAAATCCCTGTCCACCAGAATAAAATGATTTACCCATATGCCTGAACGGACTACTATTTAATTTAAACAAATTTTCTGACTTTTGCAAGTTTTTGGCTGCATCATCTCTAATTACAGTTTTAACATATCCTCTATTTGCTTGCTGTATATTTATAAAACCTACCAAAGCTGCAAAAGAAACTAAGCGGTCAACATTGACTCCATCGGCATATGCTCTCATTTCTTTAAGTAGCATAGGATCAGGAATTCTTTCTATACCATATTTAGTTCTTACTATTGTACCATCTGTTTTAGTTTCCTGATCTATCTCTTCTTTACAATATTCTATAGCATAACTTAGAAGATGTGCTTTAAATAAAGTACCGGTGTTTTTCCAACCATACTCTTGGAACACATTAGCATTAGAGCCTAGATCTTTTAAGAACATAATCTGACTTTTAGGTACTAAGTATCTTTGTTTCTTTCTTGATATCATATACTGAATAAAGAGTGAAATGTTATTTTCAATCAAAGCCCATGCATTATACCATTCTATAATTAGTTCTAGTTTCTGATGGGTTTTGTTTATATCATCAAATCTACCACACCATGCTGCTACTATTCTACTTTGTTCTATATAAGTTTCTGTTTCTGTACCAGTTACTTTAGTTACTTCAACCGGTGCTTTCATTATATATATAGAACATAATGATTCTGAGGTAGTTGTGCGTCCTTCAGATACAGGGTCAATAGATGCATAATACATTCCAAATGTTGGATCTTTAACAGGTCTTTCCCACACTACAAGACATCCCGTTTTATCTTCTGTTTTCTTATCTACAGGAAAATCTCTTATAGGAAGCTTATTGGTTGGTACTACTTTAGGTTTTCCAGTCTCATCTGTTGATATATCTAAGAACTCATATGCATATTCCTTATCTTCTATTCTTCTCTCCTGAGCTGTAATAAGATGTGTTGGGAATACAGATACGGTTCTATGTGCAAATGCTTCTTCTACATTTCTTGGATGCTGAGAGATTCTCAACTGGTATGTCTCCGGGTCTAGTTCTTTTTTCCAAACTTCAAATTGTTTGTCTAAAGCTTCTAAGGCTTCAGTAACAAGTGAGTTACCATATTTATCTATATATGGTGGCATTGACCATTGTTCAGGAATGAATAGTCCGGATAAGCCAATAGTACCTTTAGAGTCAATAAGATTTGATTCTACTGAATAAACATCATTGTCTAAAGGTTTTACAATCATTTTCCTTAATGGCTCACACTGAGATAAGTCACCCACAGATCCTGCAGCTATAAACATCCCTGTAGTAATCAAACCAGATCTCATGGCTGGACGCATATACTCATATGTCTGATCCATCTTAGGAGCAATTCCAGCCTCTTCATGAAAGAAGTACTTAACCGGACCCCCTACACCATTTGTTGGATCTTTTTCAAATGACATACCTTGTATAGTACCTTTAAGACCTACCTCAGCTTTTCTGTTACCTTTTCTGACCTCAATCTTCTGTTGCCACATCATTACTTTGTCTGGTGACATTGGACGGTACCATGCCGTATGTTCATTTAAGAATGCTGCATACTCCTGTAGAAACTTCCAAGAACCTTTTTCATTTATATAATCCTTGAGACTTGCTCCAATCTTTAGTGTAACACCCGCTTCAAACCATTGCTGGTTTATAAGCTTACCCATATGGTAGTAGGAAGATGCTATCTGACGTTTCTTTAAGATAGCTACATGCTTATAGTTTAGTTCTGCTAATAGCTCATATAAAGCCATATGATACTGAGCATCCCGGATATCAGCAAATCCAAACTGTTGTATCTCTTTGTTAAAGATAGGTAGAAAGTTAAGCCACATGTAGTACTCTCTTGCTAAGAACCAAGCTTTGGTCCCGTGCTTAATTAGAACACCTTTTCTACATTTAGCTTTCTGATCATCCCAGTAGTTAATAAAGTCTTTAGACTTAAAAGGAGCTGTAGTGTATATACCCAGTTTTCTGAACTTGTTTGATTCAGCTACAAATAACTCTGTACTAACTTCATCAAACTCATACTGACCAGGTTCTTTAAATATAGTACGGAGATATGTAGCAAATTCTTCTCTGCTATCAAAAGATGTGGTAGTCCAATTACCGTTATCCCAAGTTGGTATGTCTTCAAAGATATGACTCATAGTTATTGATCATATGCCATACCAATTCCACCTCTAACTTTGCTTTGTTGTTCATCCTGCAGATCTTTATAGACACCCTTAAAGGATTGTCTAATTCCATCAAAGTCTTTTGCTAATGCTCTTATTTGAGCTATGTTACCATCTTTACCATCAGTAATCTGTGCAGTAGCTAGGTAATTAGATATTCTATCTAGTGCTTTTTGCATACCCCCGTATGCGCGTGAGGTTGGAGTTTCATATAGTTTCTCACAGAATCTTAATGCATTGTATATTTCAGTGTCTTCTGTAGAAAACTCTCCTTCTATCTCCCGCATGATTAATGATTCTTTTTCTATATGTGGTGTGTGGAAGAACGGATTCATATCTGGATCCGGACATGTCATATAAAATAGATACTGATATATTTTAAGATAGTCATCTGGATAATCATCCATTATATCTTTAAGAGACTTCAGTGTATAACAGTGCTCAGTAGGAACAACTGTTTTATTCTGTACATCAAATAGTTTAATCAGCATTTTTATTTCTTTTTAATTTTGGCTTTGTTATCATGAAGGTAGTGAATAATAGCATGCACTTCATCTACAAGATATGGTACTTGCATTGGAATCACTTCTTTTACCACCGGATCTCCATTATCATCTAGTTTGGCAATAGGATATCCCCACTGATCTTCTTTCTCTACTTCAAATGTTATATGGTGTATAAATATACTTCCGGGTCTTAGTTTAGGATTATGCTTTAATATAATATACATATAAATGCTGAGCTGTAAAGCATAATGATAAAAGTTACAGTCATCTAAGTTATTTACAGGATGAGACATCTTATCAGATATACCCTCCCAGTTTACATATGACTCTTTCTTTATCTCTTTATTAGTTTTGTAGTCAATGATGTTTACTTTACCATTGACTACTTCCACTAAATCTGATTGTCCACAGATACCTGCTGATCTTAAATAGACCATATGTTCTGGATACACGCCTGGTTCTAATTTTTGTGATGGAGCTATTTTAACACCTTCTCTAACCTCTGCAGGTTTAAATACAGGTATAGTAGTTCCTTCTACACTTAATGATGCTAATGCACACAAGTCATCTTCTCTTTGGTTATGATACCATGTACCAAGAGTAATAGATCTAGTAGATTCATTATTCCAGATCTCCTGGATAATCTTAGGATCTACTCCAGCCCATTTAGATCTTTTGCTTTTACTTACTTTCTCTGCTACTGCTTTAGCATCAAAAGGTTTTTTAAAATGGGAAACAAGTGTTGTAACACTTATCCAATCAATAGCTTCACCATCTAGGCTTTTATAACTATGATCATGTGCATTAAATACTATCATAACTTTTCTAATTCATCTTCTTGTTCTTCTGTAGCTATAGCATCCCATTTACCTAATGGACACTCTGATGATAATGATCGGGTCTTAAATGCTAATGAGCATCCGCACTCTGCACAACAGGGTTGTGTTTTCTTTACAGCACACTCTTTACCTTTAGTATCTAAGTGTTCACAGCTATCACAGATATCATGTCTCATCCGTGCTATATCTTCTACAAACTCATCTCTAATGATTGAGTTTTTAATACCTTCTAGGATACCTTTTCTATTCTCCCAGATTGTTTTCAGTACTGCTCTCATCTTTAAGTTTTTTAAATTCTTTTTTTCTGTTGTCTTCTATATCAATCTTTTCATTGATCTCAATAAGCAATTTAATCTTGTCTTCAATCCTTATTTTTTTTGAATAGGCACCAAAGGTTGAAGTATCTTGTTTTTCCAGCATCTTCTGGTTTTTAGTAATATATTTTTTTACTAAGTTTCTTTTTGCTGCAAAATGACCTAATCCATCCATGTTTATTCTTGCATGGGTTAGATTAGATAAATGACCTCTTAGAGTTTTGTATGTATACTCCACTATATCTTCAACAAGAGATTCATCTATGTTTAACTGTTCAGAGACTTCTTTATATAAATTACTAGGCTTCTTGGGTTTCATTTCCTAAGAATTTATAGTCTAATAAAATATTTCCCTGTGTTTGAATTTTTAACTCTGGATTTAGTTTAATCAGTTTTTTATTATCTGTATCTTTTATAACTAATCCATTTTTCTCAGCTTTATTAATACAGTTTCTTACTGTCTGCGGAGATTTAAAAATCCAGTCTTCTTCTGCAGATGCGTCAAGACAAAAATTAGTAAGCTCAATAGGCTCATTAAAACTTAGTAATGTAAGACAGTTTAAGTCAGATTCACTCACTGTTATACGGTTAATATAACAATGAGTTAAAATCTGAAATTTAACAACATCCCACTTAGGCATCTTGACACGTTTCTGTACTTGATTAACAAGTGCCATAACTAGTTCTTTTTAAGCTTTCTTTCTGGTGCCTTAGTTTCTAAATCATCATCAGCTTCATCTTCTTGTTCTTGTTGCTGTGACATCATCATTGCAAACTGATACTGAAAGTTTGCTCTTTTAAATCTAGTTTCTTCTATATCTGTAAGAAACTTTTCATACTTAAGCTGAGCTTCTAAATAAGGAATAGATTCTTCATAGAACTGTTTCATTTCCTCTTTTCTTGCTGCTAACTCTTCATGAGTAAGCTCCTGTTCTTGTTGGTTTTCCATTGGTTTTTAATTTAAGGTTTAGACAAATATACAATTTTAAGTTTAAACTAGATATATTTAAAATAAAAAATCCAGGCATAGTAAATACCTGGATCTCTATATGTTTAATAGTTACTGTATGTTAATCCCAGTTACCACCTGCACAATTTTTTCTAAATGTAGGACCCGAACTACCATTACCTTTACAAGCATTCTTAACTCTTTGGATAACTCTTTTAATTTTTCTTTTAATTGGTCCTGCACTAGAAGATTCTGTTGATAATCCCATTGTTGTCATACCACCTTCAGCATAACTCTTCATTGATCTAATCATAGGTTTAGCACCACCTTTTTGCATTGATTTACAGAAGACCATTGCATCTGTAACTCCTTTTAATCCATTTTTCATAGTTATCTGTTTTTTATAGTAAAGTTTAAAACTGTAAAAAGATAGAAATCTCTGGAATAATCTAGTTCTAATGTAAAGATATCTAATGATGAGATTCTTAGTCTTAACATTATTTTATCCCACTGTCTTCTTGAGCCTTTCCAGTTGTTTCTAAACTTCATTTTTTGTTTCTTTTAGCTAGACGCTTAAGTATCCAAGAACTGAATGTAGTTCCTACTTTTTCTAATAATTTATTATCAGCATCTACTGTAACTTTAGAACCTTCTGCAGTTTTAGTAACTTCAATATCTAATTTAGGAGTATCAATAGAAACATGGTGTTCTGTTTCTGTAGCATGTACTTCTACATCAACTTTAGGTGTGTCAATAACTACATCTAAGTTTTTCTTGTCTTTCTTAATGTAAGCTCTTTTAGTTTTTGTTTTTACTTCTAGCTCTACATTAACTTCTTTTTTCTT